GCTCGCTGCCCACATCGTCACGGCGCTCCCCACCCTGGAGGAGCAGCTCACCACCTGGGTACCGGGCGACGACAGCCCCGACCGGCTCGACGCCATGGTCTGGGCGCTCACCGAACTCATGCTCGCACCCGCGGGCAACTCTGCCGCGGTCGTCTAGGAGGACGCGCACATGGGACGAATCAAGGACGTGCTCGACGTCGCGTTCGGCCGGCGCGCGATCGGCGGCCTGGACACGCTGCGGGACCGCACCCCGATCACCGTGGCGTCAGTCGGCGGCCAGCAGACCCTCACCCTGAACCTCGACAGCGAGGCCCGCGGCTACGCACATAGCGCGGTCGCCTACCGGTGCATCGAGGCCATCGCCTCCAACGCGGCGAGCGTCGACCTGATCGTGCAGAACGGCAACGGGGACGACATCGAGGGGCACCCGGTGGCGCACCTCTTCAACAAGCGGCCGAACCCCGCCCTGTCCGCCCGCCTGTTCAAGTCCCTGCTGCTCACCCAGTTGGAGTTGGCCGGCCAGTCCTTCGTGTACGTCGACCGCGGTGAGACCGGGCTCGGGGACCCGGTGGGGCTGTATCCGATCTACGACCACGTGCAGGTGATTGTCGACAAGCCGCTTGCCGACCGGCCCACCACCGCGAACATCACGGGGTTCATCGTGAACCGGGTGGACGGGCAGCGCATCCCGGTCCTGCCCGAGGAGATGCTGTGGCTCCGCTACCCGGCGCCGTTCGATCCGCTGCTGGCCCTGCCCCCGTGGCAGGCGGCCCGGCACGCCGTCGACATGGACGCCTACGCGCGGGAGTGGCAGCGCAACAGCTACGCCAACGGAGCCACCCCCGCAGGCATCGTGTACGTCGGCGAGATGAACGACACCGAGTATGCGGCCACCAAGGCGGCATGGCGGTCGTCGATGCAGGGCGCGGCAAATGCTGGCAAGAACCTCCTCGTCCGCGGGCAGCCCGGCTCACAGGGCAAGGGCGGCATCGGCTACCAGCGGATCACCCTGACTGCCGAGGAGATGGACTACCTCGAATCGCGGATGGCGAACGCCGAGGAGGTCATGCTCGCGTTCGGTGTCCCCAAGGACTACCTGCTCGGCGGGGCCACGTACGAGAACCGGACAGCGTCGAAAGCCACCCTGTGGTCGGACACGATCAAGCCGAAGCTCGACGTGATCGCGTCGGAGATCGACCGGCTGCTCCTGCCCTCGGACGCCGAGGACGCCACGTGGGACTTCGCGAGCGTCGATGCGCTCCAGGACTCCCAGGACTCGGTGGCGAACCGGACGCGGGCGCTGGTCTACTCCGACACGCTAATGATCGACGAGGCGCGCGAAGAGGTGGGGCGCGACCCTCTGCCGGGCGGGATCGGCCAGCACACCTTGTCGGCGTACCGCAGCCAGTTCGCCCCCGTGCAGGGTGCGGCCGGCGGGGACGAGGCCCGGTCGTGGGACATGGATGTGGCACGCCTGCCCGCGGCCCCGGACGTGGGCCCGATGGTGGAGCGTGCGGTGGAGGCCGCCCTCGCCCGACTGCTGGGCCAGGCCCCGGCTGTCCCGCCGCAGCGTGCCGAGCTGACGCGTGCCGACACCACCCCGTCGTCGCCATCCCTCGCGGACATCAACGCCGCGTACGACGAGCTGGAGGCCGCCGGGGTCCGTGCGGTGCGGGCCCTGGCGCGGGAGCAGCGGGAGCGGGTGCTTCGGGATTTCGACCGGCTGATGAAGAAGCCGCAGCGGTCCACTGACTGGCTGTCGGAGGTGCGCACGGAGGCGTGCGCCCTGGCCCGCGAGCAGTCCCTCACCCTGGCCCCGCCGGACCTGGACGTCGTGCCGGCCGCGCGGGCGACGGACATGGACGTGGCCGTCGGGCCCGAGGGCTGGGAGGAGCGGATCAAGGCCCGGGAGATCTTCGACCCGCGGTACTGGCGGCGGCGCACGGGCGAGGTGTTGCGCCCGTTCGTGGAGCGGGCGTGGCGGCGTGGCGGGGTCAGCATCACGCCGAGCTTCGACCTGGACGAGCCGACCGTGGCGGACGCGCTGCGCGACCGCATCGACGAGCTGGCCGGGCAGGTGACGGCGACGACGGAGCAGGTACTCCGCTCGCAGCTCCTGGCGCACGGGGTGGCTGAGGGTGAATCGGTGCCGGAGCTCCGGGCCCGGTTGCAGCAGGTGTTCACGAACCTGTCCGACTTCCGGGCCACGATGATCGCGCGGACGGAGACCGTGGGCGGGTACAGCCAAGCGTCGTTCCTCGCTGCTCTGGATCAGGGCGCGGTACGGAAGACGTGGGTGTCCACCGACGACGCCCGGACCCGGCGGACGCACAAGGCGGCGCAGGGCTCCACCGTGGCGATGAACAAGCGGTTCCCGCTCACGGAGTCCCGGTGGCCTGCCGACCCGGCCGCGCCCGCCAACCAGTCCATCCAGTGCCGGTGTGCGCTGACCTTCGAGTTCGAGGAGATCTGATCATGACAAGCCAAGCTGAACGCGATGCGGCCACCCGGGCAGGAGAGGACTCCTTCGCTCTTTCTCGGGTCAAGTCGCTGGCAGAGCGGTGGAAGTACACCGAGGACCGGAAGGGCGCGCGGCGTGAGCTGCTGGCCGCGCTTGACGGTTCCGCCCTCCAGGAGACCCCCAGCTTTGTCGACACCTACACGAACCCCACGATGATCGGGCGGGGTGAGTGATCGTGGCCACTCTGTTGCGGGGCGAGGTCCCCGTGATCCTCCAGCCCGCCGGGACCGCCCAGTACAAGGGCGCCTACTGCCCGCCGGGCGTCCCCTTCAGCGAGGTGCGCCGGGGCCCGTTCGACGGGAAGCAGGACATCGTCGTCCGCCCCGACGCCGACGGCGAACTGCCCCGGCACGCCACGTTCGGGAACGGGGCGGTCGTCTACGAGTACGACGGGCGTGACGCGAAGGGCCGGGCCGTGTACCGGTACGCGCCGCTCCTGTCCCCGTCCCACCGGTCCGTCATGGACGGCGTGGCCGAGGTGTACGCCGAGCACAAGACGAAGGAGCAGCAGCGATGAGCGAGTTGGAGTTCCGGTCCCTGGAGGAAATCTCGTGGCGGGTCGACGACGGTGGCGACGGGACGTTCGAGGGCCTCGCCTGCCGGTACGGGGTCGTCGACTCCTACGGCACCACGTTCCACCCCAAGTCGTTCCGCAAGGGCCTCAAGGGGAACTACGCCCTGCTGTTCATGCACTCCCCGTACCAGCCCGTGGGCACGTTCAGCGCGGAGGAGCGTGACGACGGGCTATACATCAGCGGCCGGTACGACGACACCGCCGCAGGACGCGACGCCCGCACCATGGCCCGTAGCGGCAGCGCGTCCGAGCTGTCCGTGGGCTTCGTCCGGACCGACCTGCCCGACTGGGAAAAGCTCAGTCAGATGTCCGACGAGGACCGCGAGGCTACCCTCGCGAACATCAAGGGCGCCCGCCTGGTGGAGGTCTCCCAGATCACCGCCCGCATGGCCGCCGTCCCAGGCTCCAAGCTGAAGACGGTACGCAGCGCCCTGGGCGACCTGTACGAGCAGGTCGACGCCCCCACCCTCGACGCCCCGCCGGCCAAGGCCGAGGACACCCGCCGCATGGACGACCGCCGCCGTCGGGCTGCTCTCCTGCGTCTCGTCTGACGCGACCGACACACCTCCCCGACAAGCACTTGCCGAATCGATCTACTCTCCACCCAACTGATCCGGGCCGCCTGTACCGGACGTAAAAGCCACAGGCATGCCGGGCGCGACCCACCGGCCGTGAAAGACGGGCGCAGACCCCCAGACATCTGGGCGGCGCTGCGAGCCCGCCCCACGACCGAGGAGGACACGATGCCCACGGCACCCACCCTCACCGAGCAGCGCGACGAGATCATGCGCCTGCTCCAGGACGAGACCTACGACGGCGACGTCGCCGAGCTGATGCAGCGCGCCGATACCGTGGCCGCCCAGATCGACCAGGCCAACCAGCGAGAGGCGCGGCTCCGTACTCTGCGCGCCGCGAACCTGCCGGCCGGTGACCCGCAGCCCAACCCCGAGCAGCGGCAGCAGCCCGGCATGCAGCCCGACGACCAGGGGCGCCAGCACCCCGTGTCCGCCGCCGAGGCGTTCGTCCGG